TGACGCTGGTCGACGGGATCGTCTTGAAGACGTCGTGGCTCATGTTGCTGGCCGGGTTGAAGACCCCGTTCAGGGTGATGGTGAAGTCGGCGAGCAGCAGAAGCCGTTCGTTCGCCGACTTGTCAATGCCGGTGACGTCCTGAACTGCGCGAGGCGTGGCGAACTGGAAGTTCGTGACGTCATTTCGGATATCTTGGGGCGTTGCGGCAGCGTCTGCGACAGTAAGTACACTCCACGCCAGGCCCGAGGTCTTGGCCAAGATCATTCACCTTCTTCGGGAAACAGAAACGCCGCCCGGAAACCCGGACGGCGTCTAGAAATGTGGGAGAGGGGCGGCCTAGCCGCGCTCGACGGCCTCGGCGATCTTGTCCTGGTTGGTGGCGAAGTGATCCACCCAGTCCTCGGCGCGCTTGTGTTGGTACACGTGGCCGGTCGGGTTGCCCCGCCAGTCACCGTCACGGACCACGAACAACTCCGGCCGGCCCAGCGGAAGCCTGTGCTCCGAGATTCGGAAGCAGGACTGCCCCGGTTCGAACATCAGCCACGTCTCGTTCTCGGCGACGTCGAGTCGGGCGAACTTGCGACCGGAATTGGCGATGGCATACACGTCAGCCTCGGACAGCCCCTGAACGCGCACGCGCCACCCGTTCAGGAACTGCTCGCAGCCGACCTCTTCGCAGGTAGCGGGGCGCCAGTGGGTTTCCAGAGGCACTGCGATCTGGAATGTCTGGTAGGCGCCGATCGGCCCGGCGGCCGGTAGGCGCTGGCCTTCTGGGCTGGAAACCGTCATCAGAAGACCTGCCCGGCAACTTGGTTACGGGTGAGCATCACGGCGAAAGTCGCACTCGTGAACCCGCCGGAGGTGGTGGTGGCCACGCGCAGGTAGCGGCGGATCGTCGCGTTGTTCGCCGTGGCGATTCGCTGCGTAGTGTGCGCAGCGGTGGTTGCAGTGAACGCAAGCCCGGTCACGTCAGCAAAGCTGCTGTTGTCTGCTGAGTCCTGGATTTTCACCGTCACGTCGGTGCCGGTAAAAGCGGTTACCTGGAGATAGGCCTGCGCGCCGAACGCTGTCACGGCCGTCCACGTCCAGGTGGGTGCGACGGTGTACGTCAGGGTAATGGACTGTCCGGCAGGCAGCGTGTACGTGCCCGCGCCCGTGCCGACGGTGACGCCGTTGATGACTACCGCCGTCATGGTCCCGCCGCTGATGACCACGGTCACCGGGATCGAGCTCGTGTTGGTCACTGGAGCGCCGGACGCCGGAACTGAGGGAGTTACCAAACCGCCCGCCGAGTCCACGCCGGTCCCGTTGGTGGCCGCGGTATCGGTACGCAGTCCAGCGGTCAGCAGGTTGCCCCACTCCAGGCCGAAGGCGTTGGCGTCGGCCTGAATGGCGAACGTCAGCATGCCCTTGTTGTCGCGAGTGGGGTTGTATTCGAGCTGCTTTTCAACCATGCATGCAGCCGGGTTGCCGAGGGTGGTGCCGCGGCAGTACATCATGTGCTGGTCCGCTGTCGGGAGTGCCGACAGCACCGTGTGCTCCTGGCCCGCGGACGGGTTGAAGAACGACTTGTAGGTGATCTGTCCGTCGCGTAGCCCACCGATGCGCGCGTAGGCCTTGACGTTGATCGGCGTGACGTCGAGTAGCGCCACTGAGCCGCTGATCTTCGACAGCTCACCGACGTCACCGGAGAGGTCGTACCCACCTACGTATAGGTTGTCGCCAAGCCCGCTGACCTTCCCAGCCATCAGTGCGCCTCGATCCGCGCCACGGTGACCTTGATGTCGCCGTCAACGACCATCGCGCGATGCCCCGGGAAGACGTGCTGAACCTGCTCGACTAAAGTTTCGGCTTCGTAGTCACTCAGGTGTTTCGGCGCCTGGAACAGCAACACGTCACCTTCTTGAAGCCGCAGGATCCTTGCTTCGGGAAGCTCGACCTCGGCCACGGTCACCTCCCGGGCGCTAGCGCAGGTGTCGCCGCGCCACGACGGGTTCGCGGCGCGACCTCGATGAATTGGTGCGCGAAACCACCTCGGGAAGGTGTCGCGCGGATTGGCCGGCCTACGCCGGGCTCTGCGGCCAGACGTCGTCGATGACGCACGGCACGGTGACGGTCATGCAGCGGAAGAACACACCGCCGACGGTGACGTAGCCGCCGATCGACGACAGCGGCGTGCCGTACTCGCCGAGCAGGTCAACCCACGACACGGTGCCGTCGAACGTGAACGACTTGTTGTAGGCGGTCAGCAGCACGTCCGCCGCACCAGTAATGGTCTGCTCGATCTCGTTGCTGGCCGGCGGCATCGCGTTGAGGTAGATCCGCACCGTCAGCGTCAGCAGCGCCGACGTGATATCCAGGCCGGACTGCGCGGCGACCGGCTTGATGTCGGCAACCCACACGTCAGCCGTGAGCCCGCCGGAAGAGGCCGAAGTGCTCTCGTGGTCCTGCACCGACTCGAACAGTCCGGTCTGGACCAGGTGGTCGATTGCCGCGGTGATGACCGCCGGTGTATTCAGACCGGTCACGCGTTGGCCTCGCGGACGTACTTTTCAACGATTGGCGACGTGACTTCGTGAAGTTCACCGCGGACCTTCTGCGTGGCGCGGCGCAGCGCGAAGTATCCGGGAAAGCGCGTGACCGGCGAGTTGCGGGAGCCAATGCCCTCCAGCCAGGGCCCGTACTCCAACCCCGACTCTGGCCAGCCGTCGTTGACGACCAAGTCCTTGTCGCGGCGGCCGATGTTCACGTGCGACTGGTAGCCGCTAGGGGACTGGTGGCGAAAGCTGGCGTCCATGAACGCCCGCCACGTGTCTTCGGTGTACTCGGCGACCGTCGTCTGCGTTTCGGAGACAAGGCGCTTCATTGCCTCGACGGCCCGGCCATCGAACACCGGACCAGAAAAGCGGAACTCGACCTCGGTCATACGGTCCGCCGCCTCACCTTGCGTCCATACTGCGCGTAGGCCATGGCGCGAATGTCGGCGAGGGACTGCCCGGAGACGGGCCGGGCGTTGTCCGCGGCCCCGACGGTTCGGGCATAGCCGGACACCGCTTGCAGCAGGTCGTTCTCCGCCTCGGCCAGCGACAACTGCGTCACCAGCGACGGCCACGCGTAGCGGGAGATCGCCGCACCGTTGAGGTGAGTGGCTGCGGTGGTGCCGAAAGCACCGCGGGTGACAGTCCACAGCCGCGGCGCGTAGATGGCGGCGCCGGTGTGTGCGGCCGGCGTGGTGCCGTCCCAGCCGCGCTTCACCGTCAGGACGTTGCCTGGGGCGGCGGTGACCAGCATGGACTCCTGGTCCAGCGTCACCGTTTCGCCGACGTAGAAGGCAGTGCCGTTCTGTACGGTCAGCGCCTGGTCGGCTGTGCTGGCGCCGATGGTTCCCTGCTGCGTCTGGCCGGTTGCCGCAAGCGCCTTGTCAGCGAGCAGCATCCGTTCGGCATTGACAGTGATGACGTCTCCGACCCCGGCGCCGGCGCTGTTCGTTACGGTGACCGCGCCGGTGGTGGTGTCGTTGACGGCGGCAGCAAGCGCCCCGGCGGGCGCGGTGTTCAGGTTGAAACCGAACGTCCCGATCACGGCCACGTCCCGCTGCGGGGTGGGGCCGACGCCGAACGCGGAGTTGGTTGCCCGGTTGATCTCGAAGTACGTGTAAGGCGGTCCGCTGTTCGCCGGCTCGAAGAACAGGTCCCCCAAGGGGATGGCCTGGCCGCCGGTGGTCACCGATGTGGGGATCGCCGCGAGTTCCCAGGCGTCGAGCCACACCCGCCATGGATAGGCGTATGTGTAGTTCGGCCAGTCGAAGTACCGGGTCATGTCCCGGGGGTAGAACACCCGGTGCAGCAGGCCCTCGGCGGCACGCGAACCGGCCTGGATGGCGCGGTCAACGTCGTCGTCGGAGCGTGAGGTGCCTTTGACGTCTAGGGCCTTCTTAAGCGCTTCACGGCTTATGTAGCAGGGTTCGGTGACACTCATTCAAGAACCCAGGTGTTGGTCGTCGGCGTCACCGTCCCGTTGACCTGGATCCAGCCCAGCGGCGCCACGCGCACCGTATACAGCGGCAGCGTGCCGGAAGACTGCGTGTAGACGCTGCTCATCGGCGGCGCGGCGGATCCGCACATCAGCGTCCCCACCTGCACCGAAGTGACTGTTCCACCGGCCAGAGTCACCGTCGCGTACCGGCCGTAGGGGTTCTGAATGGCGGTGTTGATAGTGAGGGCGGGCGGGCTGGCCACCGGGCCCGGGAACTGGAAGTCGCAGATGATCGCCAAGTTCGTTCCGGCGTTCACCGTCGGCGAGGACCCGCCGTTGCCCTTCAGGTGAAGCGTCCCGCACGCCGCGACCATGCCGGAGGAGTTGTCACGGATGGTGCTCTGACCTTCAGTATCGAAGGACCCGGAGATCATCGGGCCGATGCCGGACTGGCCGGGGCCGATGATCTCCAACTGGTTGTTGCAGCCCTCGATCGAGATCTGCGACAGGTGCACGCCGTGGGACGCACCAACGCCGTTTCCGCCGTCGCCGTAGTTGCCGACCGGGCACACTCCGGACCAGCAGTAAAGCATCGTACCGCCAGACCAGTCGGAATGCTCGGTCAGGAAGATCCCGCGCGTGTAGCCGCCGTGACAGAGCACATTGCGCATCTGGTTCATGTCGTTGTTGCCGGCCGACGGCATCAAGACGCCGATCGACAACCCCGCCGAGAAACCGTTCGGGTTGTTGTAGTCGCCCGCGGCGTAGGTGGCGGCGGTGCCGTAGCCGAAGTTCTCCAGCGCGCACGCCGCCAGGCCGTGCGCGTTGAGGGCCCCGTAGCCCCACCCGTTCAGCGAGTGCGTGGTGTGCACCTGCAAGTTCTGCAGGCGCAGCAGAACGTTGCTGTACAGCAGAGCATCCGTGCCGTACCCGTTGGCGCCGGTCTGACCGGAGATGCAGGCGGGCGATCCGTTGGCGTTCAAGGCGTTGGTCTGCGCGGTGGCGTTGGCGAATACGCCGAAGCTCACCAGGGTGCTGCCGGACATCTGCGGCATTAGCTGCTGCCAGTGTCGGGTGGCTCCGCCGTCCGTTGCACCGAGTAGCGTCAGCTCGACCTTGATTCCGGTCGGCGCCTGGATCGGGATCACCAACTGGCCGTTGGCCTTGGTAGCTCCGCCCGCGACGAGCGGGCCGGCGATGCCGTAGAACAGGCCGGCCGCTGGTGGGATCCACACGATCGCCGTGCCCTGCTTCTGGCCGTAGGCGAACGCCGCATTGATGGTCTTCTGAATCGCCACCGTGTCGTCGGTGGCCCACATCACCAGGCCGCCGGAGGCGATGGTGGCGGTGGCGTTTGCGCCCAGCGTCACCGTAGACGGCGACGTGTAGCCGGTGATCGTGGTGACCAGGGTGGTCGCGCCGGACGTGAGCGCACCCTTCACCATGACGGCCTTGCCGACGTCGGCCGAGGTGAATGGTTTCGAGGTGGCGCAGGTCAGGATGTTCTGTCCGGAGGTGATCGCGCCGTCGGTGGCCACCTGCCCGTCGCCGACGGCGCCGTAAACCCGGACGTCGAACACCCACGAGCCGACGTTCACCGCCGACAGCCAGGTTGAGGCCACCGACGACGTCGCTGCCTGCACCTGGCCGGTTGCCGCGGTGCCGCCGGACTTGACGCCGCCGGTGGTGACGGCACCGGTGACCAGCAGGTCCCCGCCGATGGCCAATGCCGGCAGGGTGCTGGAGGGGTCCTGCGTGATTTGCGCGGCGACACGCTCGGGCTTGCGGTTGTGGACGCTTAGGGCGTCGCCGGCAAGGCTCATGGCCACCCCACCTTTCTCAAATCAGTGGGTCTGGTGGGGTGGCGAGCGGTGGCTACAGGATTTCCGGGCGCACGTAGTCGCGCGGATATGACCAGCCATCGTTCTTGCAAAACAAGATCACTTCGGCGGATTGCGGCCCGGGAATCAGCGGCTCCTCGCAGTGCGGGCAGGCGAGCGGCGGGTTGGATGCCCAGTATTCGAACTCGACGTGCGCTGCCTTGAGGATGTCGAGGTATTGATACCAGCTCACCGCCGGTCACCTCATTCCTTGGGCGCGGGATCCGCCTTCGCGGCCGTCTTCTTCGCCGCGGCCTTCTTCGCAGGCTTCGACGCCGGCGCAGCCGCGG